GGCGAGCAGCCCGTTCTCCATCATCGTGTAGCGTGCGGCCTCGGTCATGTTGTAGGCGTCGATCGTCGTGGACGCGGCCTGCACCCGGCTGCTGACCATCAAGGGGTGCCACGGGTTGTCGTTCTTCGACCAGATGATTTCTTCGGGTGCGAAGACCTGTACCGGCCCGTTGACCGCCCGGACTTCGTACCAGTCCACGAGTTTGTCGCTCATCCCCGTACAGATCGGCGTGACCCATTGAGACGGCAGTACCCACAGCTCCACGGGCAGCCCTTTGGCGTCCTCCACGACCCAGATGAACGAGTTGCCGGTGAGCTCCTCGTAGGTGCCCATGAGTTGCCAGAACTTGACGCCGGTCTGGGGTGCGTTGGGATCGTTCATGAGCCGGACGGCGGGGTGATTGTCGGGCAGGAACTCGTATTCCTCGTGGCTCTTGATCGGCCCGACCGCCGCCTTTTGTTTCACTGCCGACAGGAACTTCTTACCCGCATATGGACGCGGGCCGACGCAGCCCTTCTGACGCCACTGTTTCGTGGCGATGCCGAATTCTTCCCGCATCCCCTGCGGCGTAACCTTGACGATCTCGGGCGGGGTGCGGACGCCTTCCGCCAGGAACTCCACGCACCGGGCGACCCACGACCTGTAGTGCAGGACTTGCGTGGCCGCGTCCCACTGGCGGGTCGTGCCGTAGCGGGAGTTCGACCACGGCCCGGCGAGTTGGGCCATCCGCTTCTCGCCCCGATCGCGGGCGGTGAACGGGTTTTTGATCGCGGAGAGGAGTTTGCCGCCGAGCGATTGGAGCCGGTCGTAAATGGATGCGTGTTTCACGACTTGCCCCTATCCGATGCGGGTTGGCTTGGTTATAGTCTATATCCGAGCATCCGTCATGCTCAAACGATTACCGGATCGCCCGGCAATCGACCATCCAGACGGTCCGGTAAGAACCGGGTGAACAAAGCTATCGAGGCTTCGTCATGTCTGCACGTAGTGCGTCGGCGTCGAAAACTCCCGAGACCAAACACGCGGCATTAGTGGACTTGAATGTCCAGCGTATCCGCGTCACGGTCCGGGGCGATTCCCCCCTCATCACCCACGCATGGTCCGAAAAAGCCATTCGGATGATTGAGGACAAACAACAGAAGAAAGCCGCGAAGGCAAAGGAGGCAAAGAATCCCGAAATCGAAATGGCCGGGGCGTGCTACCGCAACGCGAAGGGCGAGTATTGCATACCGGCCCGTGCGTTCAAGTGTGCGATGGTATCGGCCGCGACGAGCATTAACGACAAAACGTTCCCGAAGACTCTCATCCGTCAAGCATTGTTTGTCCAGGGCGATTTGCTGCCCATCATCTCCAAACACGAGCCGGACAAGCGAACTGACATGGTTCGTCTGAACGGTTCGACGGCCGACGTCCGATACCGCCCCGAGTGGAAAGAATGGGCGGTCGAACTCACGATCCAGTACAACGCGACGATTGTGTCCGAAGAACAAGTCGTGAATCTGCTCAAGTTGGCCGGGTTCGCCGTCGGAGTCGGGGAATGGCGTCCCGAGAAGAACGGCAACAACGGTCGTTTCAGCGTGGTCTAACCCCTTACCCAAACAGGAGCGCAACGTGAAGAAGTTTACAAAGTCCGGTAATCCCCTCGGAGCCAAGCAAGACGCGCAAGTTGTCGGCGAGGAATTGGAACGCATCTATGAAAAGCACGGCAAGCTGGATGCGGCAATTGTGGTTGAGGAAAGCAAGCCGAAGGACGCGGTACTACATTCGGAATTCGAGTGGAATAACGCGAAGGCAGGTCATGCATGGCGGGTGCATCAGGCCCGTAACATCATCCGGGACGTGAAGGCCGACAAGGTGCAGGACTACGACGCATCGACGGCCGCTTACGTGAGCGTGTCGGCCCCCACGGAGGAAGACCAGACGGCTCGGGAATATCGACGGATTGAAGACGTGCTGGCCGACCCGGTGCAGCGGGCGGCATTGGTACAGCGGGCGTTAGAGAAACTGGTGCGGGTACAGCACGAGTTCCGGCACCTGCGGGAACTGGCGAACGTGTGGTCAGCTATCGATTCGGCTATAGAGACGGGTGTCGTGTGACGAACAAGTCATGGCTAGGCGGGTCCGGGCCTGACGAGGCCGGGCGCGGCAGGCGAGTCCAGGCGAGGCGAGTTGTGGCATGGACGGTCCGGTCTTGGTGAGTCTCGGCATGGCAGAAAGTTGTGACGCGGATCGGCAGGGCTCGTCGCGGCAGGGCTTGGCACGGCAGGCATGGCAAGTCTCGTCTTTGTGTGGCGGGTCTTGTCCTGTCAGGGCAGTCTGGGCATGGCAGGGCAGGCACGGCCCGTCGAGTCGGTGCTAGGTGCGGCATGGCGCGGCCAGGCGTGGGTAGGTGACAGGGCCAGTCTGGGCTGAGCGGGGCAAGGCGTGACGGGGCTTGACAGGCGTGGCTACGCTCGGCGGTGTTCCGCTCGGCTTGGCTTGTCTCTGCACGGTCCGACCTATCGCGGTCACCAACAACCGCGATAGGTCGGTTTATCGTGCAAATGATTGAATCCCAACGCCGTCGCATCGACCTGATCGTCGTGCCTTCCGCCTGGGAATTGCTCCATTTCATCCAGGTAGTCTTTATTCCACGGCGAACGGACGATAGCTACGTTACCCGCTTCCGTCTGTGACGATAGCGGTGCGGCTCTTTCGGCTTTTGAGCCGTCCGCCGGCCGGAGGTGGACAACGTACCCAGACAACTTCCGCACGAGATCGGCAGCGTATATTTTTGCGGCGGCACCCGGTTCCACTTCCAAAACGATCTCGGTTTTCTTCGTGTCGTAGTCGGCCACGGACAGGATCAACTTTTCGGTGGCGAGTGGGGACTTACGATCCCGGACAATCTGGCTGATGACGGTCATGTTATCTTCAGTGACGCCTATTAAACATCCGACCGTAAAATCCGGGTCCGTGTCCTTTTTCACTTCCGACGCCGCCAAGTCCCATGACCTGACCTTGCGTTTCAGGGGCGGTTCGACGTCGAGCAGTTTGAACCAATGCCGGGCGAACATGAGCATCCCGTCCGGCAGGAACTCGCCGTCGAGTTCCTGGAGCGATAGCCGGGAGCCGTCGCCGTAGGTCTGGCGGACGGTATCGGCGAAGACGGGGGGCAGGAATGAATTGTCGGACGTGCGGGCGGTGAAGAGTTCGGTATCGGGGCCGCGTTCCCGGCTGCCGAAGACTTCGTAGGTCCAATGCCCCATGCCGTTCGGGGTGAACGTGGCGGACAGCCAACCCTGTTCCCCGCCTTCGCGGAGGGACGCGATGCAAATGAGGTAGGCTTCGTGCTTCATCAAAGAGGCTTCATCGAGCCAGACGCCGGAGAGGTTAGGCCCCCGCATCCGTTCGGGGTCTTCGGCGGTCCGGAACCGGATGACGGCCCCGTTCGCCAGGGTCGCTGTGGGGTAAGGATTCTCGGTGACGGTGAAGGGGTTCCACATGCCCAGTTCGCGGGCGGTTTCCTTGAACGTAGGGAACGTGGTGTCTTTCAGGAGAACGCCGGTGGGTGAGCCGACGAGGTAAGTCCGGTCCCGGCGTGACCGCATGATGAGGTCAATGGCCCCCGCCTTGGTCTTCCCCGACCCCCGGCCCCCCACGAAGCCCCGGTACAACGCCGTTGAGTGAATGAACTGTGATTGTTTCGGGTGGAGGGGCACTGGCCTTTCGACTGTTTGGACTGTCAACGATGACCTCCACGAATCGGACGCGGATCGCGGCCCCGTCCTCGCCTGTTATCTGGGTGGGGAGGAGTTTGCCCCAGAGGTTGTAGAAGACGGCCCGGTGCTTCTGGTTCTTGGCCCATTTGATGAGCTCGGGTACGCCGCCGATGCCGTCGAAGGCGAGCGTCAAGGCCTCTTTGACGGTGGCTGTAGCTTTGTTGGGGCGTCCCTTGCGGCTACCCCCGCCCCATTTCGGGTGTCCTTTGCGTGCCCCCATAACACAGTTTTACGCTCTTTGTGTGGATGCGTCAGGATTGCATTAGCTCGCGTTTAAGCCCCGATTCGACCACGGCTTCCGTAGCTGCCCGGAGCGTGCCGCCCCGCTTCTGGCGCAATTCCCGGATGCCTGCGGCCAGTTCGGAGCGGATACGGGCCGGGAACAGGATACCTTGCCCGGTGGCCGGCCTGCCCCGCTCGGATTTCTTCTTCTCCATGCTAGCACTTTACCCTTCCCGGATTATTTGTCAACATTCTCGGATTATCTGTTGACACTAAATCGGTCCGGGTGTAGATTGATTGTGTCGAGACGGAAACCCCGAACGGAGAACGACGATGGAAACGGGACTAAAAATCGGAGACGCGGTGAACTACCCGGAATCGTGCCGTGGCTTCAAGTGGGTGAAGATTGGCGAAGTGGTCGAGATCAATGGAGAAGCAGGCCGTGTTCGGGTCAAGTGGTCCAAGTGGGTGTACGAGACTGGTGGCGAAAAAGTGGACACAAAGCGAACATGGATAGCATCCCACAGACTCACCAAAGTTTAACCCCCTCCAGGGCACGGACGCCCCTTCTCTTCGGGTGCCCCATGATTCCCACCCTGGTCTATGCGGTGATGGTCCTGTGGTGCCTGGAGCCTGTGATTGACGAGATTGTAGACCTGGTGGTGGATCCGGATACGCTCCCGTATGGGCGTAGACCTGCGGGGTTCTAGGTGACCCGGCCGCATTGATGCGAACCTATGCCGGCTAGGGCTGTTCGACTCAGCCCCCCCGCACTGACCCTTGTACGGAGATATGAAAATGCTTGTGCTCAGCCGCAAGAAAAACGAGTCCATCGTGATCGGCACCGGTCCCACGGCCTGCCGAATTATGGTGGTCGATATCCGTGGTGACAAGGTGCGGCTGGGCATTGAGGCCCCCCGGGACGTGCCGGTGCATCGGTGGGAGGTGGCGGAAGCGATCCAGTGGGAGGCGGGTCCGGCGGGCGAGTGGCCGGCATGTGCGATATGCAAGTGTCCCCTGCACGGGGTGGATGCGGACGCGAGCGGCGTGGCCCATCGGGTGTGCGCGGAGCGGGAGCTGAGTTCTTGACCTTTAACGAGACGACGGGCCGGGTGCCGCCAAGCATCCCCGACCCGTCGGAAAGGACCGTCAGCCATGTTTGTAACCGACGAGCCGGTCGAGGGCAATGAGCCCTGTTGGGACGATTACGCCCGGGACGTGCCGGATGCGTACCCGACCCTGGAGGAAATCGACGCGATGTTCGCGGCCGATGAGGTTGACATCCCCTACGGAGAATAGCGTGGAAATCACTTACACGACGCCGAACGGCCGGATTCAGATCAGGCAGGAGATTACGAAGGGCAAGGACGCCTTCGAGTTCGTGGCGAAGGTTCAGGAGTTGTTCGAGGAAGAGGCGTGCGGATGTTGCCACGGTAAGGAAATCCGCTGCCAGGTCCGCAAGCACGACGATTACAAGTTCTTCGAGTACGTGTGTATGAACCCGGAGTGCGGGGCTCGGCTGGCGTTCGGCCAGCACAAGGAGGGCGGAACGCTCTTCCCGAAGCGTTGGGACGCGGAGCGTCAGGCGGCAATGCCGGATAACGGGTGGTCGATCTGGAAGCCGGACGCGGACAAGGACGAGTCCCGGCCGGCGGACAAGCGGTATCCCGAGCGGCAGCCGTCCGGGCGTCCGAAGGAGTCGGCCGCGAATGACGTGGTCCCGTGGTAGTTTCCGCTTGCCGGTCGCCCTGAAGTTGGTTAGGTTGTGGGAGGAAAAAGTGACGGGCCGGGGTAGTGACTCCCCGACCCGTCTGGTTCAAGTCGCTGGTCCCGACTGAACCGGCCTCTGGCATGTTAAGCCAATCGCCGATTCAAGTCTAGTACCAGTCCCCTTGAACTCGTTCCGACGGATAGCCGTGTGTGCGGGGGTTCGCCGCCCAATGTGCCTGGTGAGCTCCTATGGCCCGGGTTGGCCCGTACCCCGCACCCGACACTACCGCACGGGGACATGGCCGTAACTTTGTTTGCCGGGCAGAGGACTATTCCCGGCATGCGGCGGCATGGGGGCCGGTAGCCGGCTCGCGGCCGAAGCGGACCGCCCGACCAGCGGCGGATACGAGTCCCCGACGGGACTAATTGAGGGGATCACCCCCTCCCGGTTCGGCTTGGCTGCCGAGTGAAACCCGTTCCCTGAGGGGGAGGGGGTAGGGGGTGGGGGTGTCTTCTGAAGCTACAACAGCCAACAGCCTGCTACGAAAGGGAAGCATGGACAGCGGATACACGAAGTTTCTGGAGGGGAAGGCCGTGACCGCCCAGTCGGTCGGGTTCGACGTCCGGTCGGTGCCGGATGGACTGTTTCCGTTCCAGAAGGCGATAGTGAAGTGGGCTTGCAAGTTGGGCCGTGCAGCCGTGTTCGCGGACACGGGACTTGGGAAGACGGCCATGCAACTGGCGTGGGCCGACGCGGTACGACGAAAGACGAAGAAGCCGGTGCTTATCCTGGCCCCGCTCGCGGTGGGGCCGCAGACCTTGCGGGAGGCGGGCAAGTTCGGGGTGAAGGGAATCGACCTCGTGGAATCGCAGGCCGACGTCCGTAAGGGGATTTGCGTCACGAATTACCAGAAGGTTCACAAGTTCGATGCCGCTACCTTCGGGGGGATCGTGCTGGACGAGTCCAGCATCCTCAAGCAGCACGACGGACAGTTCCGGAACTTGCTGATTGAGTCATTCGCCAGGACGCCTTACCGGTTGTGCTGTACGGCGACTCCGGCCCCGAACGACCACACGGAGATTGGGAACCACTGCGAGTTCCTGGGTCTCATGTCGCGGGTGGAAATGCTCGCCACGTACTTCGTGCACGACTCGGCCAACACGAGCGAGTGGCGTCTCAAGGGCCACGCGGTGCGGCCGTTCTGGGAGTGGGTGGCGTCGTGGGCCATGATGATTCGCAGGCCGGAAGATATCGGCTTCGAAGGTGAGGACTACAACCTGCCACCCGTCGAGTTCCACGAACACGTCCTACCTTCGCAGGCGGCCGTTGGGGAGTTGTTCGCCACGGAAGCCACGGACCTGAACCAGCAGCGGAAGGCAAGGCGGGAATCCCTCGACGGACGGGTGGCGAAGGCCGCCGAAATCGCCGGCGGCGTCAAGGGGCCGTGTCTCGTGTGGTGCGAATTGAACGACGAAGGGGATGACCTCGAGGACGCCATACCGGGAGCGGTTCAAGTTGCCGGCAAGGATTCGGACGAGGACAAGGCCGCCAGACTTCTGGGGTTTGCGGACGGGTCGGTGAACCGGCTCGTGACTAAGGCCAAGATCGCCGGGTTCGGGATGAACTGGCAGAACTGCTCCGACATGGTGTTCGTGGGCCTGAGCCACAGCTACGAGCAGTTCTACCAGGCCGTTCGCAGGTGCTGGCGGTACGGGCAGAAACGGACCGTCAACGTCCACGTCGTGACGACCGACCGGGAGTATGGCATACTGGCTAACGTCCGCCGCAAGCAGTCCGACCACGACGAAATGTTCGGACAGATGATTCGGTACACCAAGCCAATCAATCAGGCCGCCCTGAAAGGAACCCGACGCATGAGCGAGATATACAAGACCGACGAGGCCAGCGGCGAGGGATGGGACTTGAAGCTCGGGGATTGCGTCGAGAGGATCCGGGACGTGGCGACGGATTCCATCGACTACTCCGTATTCAGTCCCCCATTCGCCAGTCTCTACACCTACTCCAACAGCGACCGGGACATGGGTAACTGTCTCGATCACGACGACTTCGCCAAACACTTCGGATTCCTTACCGGGGAGTTGCTCCGGGTCATGAAGCCCGGACGGTTATTGTCCTTCCACTGCATGAACCTGCCCCTGACCAAAGAGCGGGACGGCGTCATCGGCATCCGCGACTTCCGGGGTGAAATGGTCCGGCTATTCGTCGCCGGCGGCTGGGTGTTCCATTCGGAAGTGTGCATCTGGAAAGACCCCGTAACCGCCATGCAACGCACGAAGGCACTAGGACTTTTGCACAAGCAGATCAAAAAGGACTCGTGCATGTCCCGCCAGGGCATCGCCGATTACGTCGTGACAATGCGGAAGCCCGGGAAGAACCCGGACCCCGTGACGCACACGAACGAATCCTTCCCCGTCGAACGCTGGCAGCGGTACGCATCGCCTGTCTGGATGGACATTAACCAGACCGACACGCTGAATAATTACCGCGACGGCCGCGAAGACGACGACGAACGACACATCTGCCCGCTGCAGCTCGGCGTGATCGAGAGGTGCGTGGAACTGTGGACGAACCCGGGCGACCTCGTGTTGTCCCCGTTCGCCGGAATCGGGTCGGAAGGATACCAGAGTCTGCTCATGGGACGGCGGTTCCTGGGGTTCGAACTGAAGCCGTCCTACTACGAACTGGCGAAGAAGAATCTGGCCCGGGCCGTCATGAAGGCGAACGAACCCACCCTCTTTGACGTCGCGGAGGCCGTATGAACCGGGAATCCGAACTCGTGGACTTCATCCTGCGTCTGGCTCACCGGATCTTCCTCGCTCACGAGGTCATCGGGCGATGGGCCGAACGCGACAAGCCGGGGCGTAAGGTCATCGTTTACATCCATCCGTGCGGGTAATAAACATGACCCTCTTCGACGGCTGGACGTTTGACGAGGACCGTGACGGGGACCGGCTGCGGGCTCAGTACCGCCGGGTATGGGGGGTCATGGCGGACAGGGGTTGGCATACGCTCGCGGAGATGTCGGAGCGGACGGGCGATCCGCCGGCGTCGATTTCGGCCCGCATCCGGGACTTCCGCAAGCCGAAGTTCGGGGGCCATACGGTCGAGCGGCTGTACGTGTCGAAGGGGCTGTGGACGTACCGACTGATTCCTTCGAAGGTGCTGGCATGATCATCCCCGGCCACGACGGCCTTTATGACCGCTCGATGTACCCCGAGAGCGTTCCGGAACTCGCCGGCCCGCCCCCGGCGAAGAAGCGGGGCTTCACCTGGACGCCACCCGTAGACGCCATGGACCGGGAGACTTACCTGCGGGTGGGTAGACCTCTCTTGCTCGCCGCCGGGTTCCTGACGCCCGTCGAAGCGGAGAAGGTGCCGCTGCCCCCGATGGCCAACACGCCCCGCAAACGGCGGGTGGCGAAGCCGAAGGACCATGTTCGGGAAGTGGCGAAAAAGGTCGAACCACCCGAGGAAAAGGTGCCTTTCTGACCTTCGCAGGGGGATTTGATGCGGATCATCATCGACGGCGTGGAGCATGTGAACCCGACGGAACTCACCGTCCGGTGCGACCCGGCGGGGGAGGACGTTCCGCCCTTCACCGTGCGGTTCACGGGGGGCGTCTGCCGCCTGGAACGGCTCACCGTCACCGGCGACGAGAACAGCCCCACAACGTTTCTGTCCATCGGCGGCGGACTGCCGACCGACGTAACGCCGCCCGTGGAGATCGGATGATGCTTATCCGTAAGGCCATCAACCCGGGGTTAAGGATTCTCGCCCACGAAGCCGAGGCCGAGGGGTTCAAGTCCTTCGCCTACGAGTACCGATTCGCACCGCCCCGCAAGTTCCGGTTCGACCTCGCCTTCCCCGAACTGCGGGTCGCCCTCGAGCGCGACGGCGGCACCTGGCAGAAGTCTAGGCACACCAGCGGCAAGGGGTTCCGGGACGATGCCCGCAAGCTGAATCTCGCAGCCGCCGCCGGCTGGCTCGTCGTCCGGGCGACGGCCGACATGATGCAGGACGGCACGGCCCTGGCGGACCTGCTGGCGGTACTGAAGTTCCGGGCGGATTATGTCCAACAACTTCCGCCGTTGTCGCCAGCGGGTCGCACAAAGCCGCCACCAAAGGAAGGTCGCCCACTCTCATGACCGCATTCTACCGCCCGCACCGGAAGACCATGAACCCCGAACCGTTTGAAATGTCGGATGATTACGGCGATCGGCTCACGCTGGCCGTCGATGGCAGTGGACGGGGGCCGTATGCCGTCGCCAAGTGCATCCGGGTGGTGCTGTCCGACAAGAAACGCCCGCTCGCCTGCACGCTCCTGACGCGGGAGCAGTTGGCCGAACTCGGGGCGTGGATCGATGCCGTCCTGGGGACCACGAATGGGAAAGCCTGACATGAGCGACGGGACGCAAAACGAAGCGTTCAAGGCGTGGTTCTACGGACCGGTCGCCAACGCGGAGGTTCTGGACTGCGGCGAAGAGGACGCCCGGTTCATCTGGGACGCCGGCCACGCCGCCGGGCTGGCGGAGTTGGAGAGGAAGTTGGCCGATGCTAAAGAGTTCGCCCGCGACGTCAGCGAGAACTACGACCACGATGATTATCCGAGCGAGCACGTTTTCTGGTGCAGGAAATGTAAAGGGGAGCGACTATACGCGGCCCTGTCGCCCGAGCCGCCGAAGGGGGAGGAACGATGACGCCGCCCGCTGACCCCGCCCCGGACGCCCTCGCCGCCGCCGTGGAGCGGGTGCGGAAGGAGAAAAAACTAATGGGCCGCAGAGGACTACCGGACCTTATTCCAGTATTCGCCGACGACCGTGACCTTCTCTGCGACGGCATCGACCGGCTGCGGGAGGCGAAGGACGCGGCGGAGCGGGAACGGGACAACGCCGAAGCCGTGGCAAGCCGACTAGACGAGGACCGACACGATTTGCGGGAAGAACGCGACGCCCTCGCGGCGGACGTGGCCGGTCTTCGCTCCGAACTCGCCGAGACGAAGCGTCAACTGGAGGTCTCGTGTTCCCGCGACTCGCTGAGACTGACGGCGGCGGAGGCGGAAGTGACCCGCCTGAAACGCGGCGACTTCACGCCGGAGGAATTCCAGAACCTTTGCCACCACCGGGATGAGAAGTCGGGCTGTACCCGCCGCGACTTCGAGGACGGCTGCCGTAAGTATCAGGACCTGTTGTTCGGCCCCGCCCGGCCACCGGCCTGACCCCCGACCCGATACCGAGGAGACGCGACGATGACCTGGCCCGACTTCATCTACTCGCCGTTACTACCACTCGCCTTCGCCTGGGCCGCCGGCTTCGGTGCCGCACCCGGCGTCGGGTGCTGGCTCGGCCGACAACAACGGAGGAACGGACGATGAGCGACCCGCAAGCCGACCTGACCGCGATGACGGTACGGGAATTGGTGAACCGTGCCTGCTACGTCAACCAATACGATCCGTCGGCCCGTGACAAGCTGGAGGAATCGGTCGCCGAACTCGAACGCCGCACGGCCCTCCGCGCCGGGGCGGATGACGTGCGGAACGCGGCGTTAGACGAGGCTGCGGAGACCGTGGTTGCGACCCCAATTCCGTTCCAGAGTCAAGAACAGTTCGACGCGGCACTCGCACACGCCAGAAGGATACTTGCCGCGATTCGGAAACTACTGGACCCGTCCCCTCCCCACCCCGGCGGCAGCGGTTGTACCTGCCCCCTGTATCACACGGAGAATCCGAACCTCTATGTTCCGTCGCCGATGTGTCCGGTCCACGGAACTCCCCGCCCCGGCGGGACGACCGAGGCGGACGTCATGTGGATCATCTGCCCGGACTGTGGGAATAAGTTCCATCGCTCCGTGAGTGGGAAGGACAAGTGTCCGGTGTGCGGGTGCCTGACTCACCTGCGAACCGATGTCGCCCCTCACCCGGAGCCGGCCGCGACCGCGACGGGGGTGGAGGCGGCGTGGGAGCGGCTGTATGCCGTGTGGGCAAGCAAGTCATCGAAGGACGAAGGACACTCTGCGGCTTCGGCCGAACTCGCCCGCCTCCTCGCTTCCCGCCGGCCGTCGGCACTCGTCGTAGGTCAGGCCGAGACCGTCATCCGGTGTGCCGAGCTGGACCCGTCGGAATGGTTCCCGCCCAAGTGCATCGTAGAGATGGCCCGCTTCGTCCTCGCGGCCCGGTAGCGGCAAAGGGGGAGAGACGTGACGAAACGAGAACGCCGGAATCTACTTTCGGATCGTGGGTTGCCACGTGATCCGCTGACATGGACGCGGGAGGACTGGGCCGATCTACATGAGGCGGTCGAAGCCGTTACCAAGAAAGTGAGCGAACGTCATGCAAAGCGAAACGCTAAGACACCGCCGGAGAATAGGCCGACTACTGGCGGCGGGCCGGCTGCCTTTTGACTATCGGCCCGCGTACAGCCGGTGTTCCGTCTGCCGCATCAACAACCCAAAGGGATGCAGCCGGCATTGCCCCTGCCACTGTCACGGCAAAGGGGGAGCATGACCGCCACGGACACAACCCAGGCCGACGCCCCGGCCGCATTGCAGGAGGCGACGTGATGATTTCTACTGTGGACCCCGCCAAGTTGCGGGAGCCGACCAATATGTCCGACGCCGTGATTGCAAAGTGCCACGCAGAGAACCAGTGCATCAATATCGATGAGGAATTGTCCCGGTTGAGATCGCTTCGGAGGAAGTGGAATAAACGACTAGGCGTGACGTTGAGGGCCATAAGTAAGTTTGCTACCAAAGGGAAGCTGTGACCGCCGCGGACGCTATCCGAGCATCACGCAACACCGGGCAGCCGATCCCCCCCGGCGTCTATCCGTTCGCCGAACAGCTTGTGGTTGACCAGCCTATCGTCGGCTCCGGCCCCGGCTCCGTCTGTACCCGGCTCGTCTACACCGGCCCGACCGACCGGCGCGCCGTCCTGTTCCCGACCGGCTACTGGGGCGGGACGCCGCTGAAGGATATCGAACTCGTGCTGCCGGGTGCGGGCATCGGGATCGGCATCGGCTGCGACCCGACGCACCCGCCGAACGGTTCGCAGTGCGGCGGGTTTCGGTGCGAGAACGTGTGGGTGAGCGGGGCGGACGTCGGGTGGCAGGTCGGGGACGGGGACGGCCGGGCCGCGTCGGAGATTACCTTCGCCAGCTGCCGCGTCATCAACTCGCGGGTGGGTTGGCAACTGAGGGCATGGAACACCCTTAACATCCGCTTCGAGATGCTACAGACGGCGGACCTCGCCATCGGCGTGGACTGCCACGAGGCTCAATCCGTCTTCGTCCACGGCGGAACGGCGACGCGGGTGAAAGAGGTCATGGTCTGCCGGGCCGGTGGCACGTTCGGATTGCACGGCTTGCGGCTGGAAAACGACGCGACGTCCACCGTACCCTGCCGGCTGATATCGGCACTCGCCCCGACCGCCGCCCAACAGGTCAGCGTGCAAGGCTGCGCGACGAACGGTGGCCCCCGCGACACGCCGGAGATATACGCCCGCTGGGGGTGCCAGTTGAGCGTGCGGGATTGCAACCTGAACGGGTTCGTGAAGTACGATGCGAGCGACCGGCCCCGGCCGTTCCCCGGATTCGGAACGGTCTCAATCGAGAACACGACGACGAAGGGGCCGAAGCTACACGCGATCAGCGGCCGGACGGCTTACGACGTCCGGTGCTGCGCTCTGGTCGATGCCGACGGGCAGATTAAAAAACGGCTGCACCAGTACCACGGTGGCGGGCTGTAGCCGCCACGGGTTTCGTTCCCTTCCCCTGTTTGGAGGTGTCTCATGCGCAGTCAATCGAGGTTGGCCGTCATCACGGCCGGGTTCTTCGGTTCGGTCGCTGGGTTCGTCGCCCTGCTGGTCCTGATTCTCGGTCCGGGACCGGAGAACAAGATCGTCGCCGCCCCGAAGGAGCCGACGACAGCATTCCCGGGTGAGATCACAATCACTCGGTACTTCGAGTACGGGCCGGGAGCGTTGGAGATATCGGGGACATACGTCCCGTTCGCCTCGGACGCAAACGTGTACCCGGACTCGTTCCTTATCGAGGTGTTCGTGTGGAATACGGATGGACCGTCTTTCACGGGCGGATGGTACGACGCTTGGGCCGACCCGGCGACCGGGACGTGGTTCGCCTACACGCAAAACACAGGGAAGATCGGCGGGTTCAAGGCGGTAGCGTACATGACCGACCTCGGACCGAACAACACCAACACGTCCGAACAAGTCGATACTGGTTACACTCCTTTCGTGAATGCGTACCTGAATTTCGACCCATTGTACTATTACGACAACAGTTTCTCGCTATACGCCGGGACTGAGACCAGTGCCAACTACTCTTCCGTTTATTGGTGCCGAGAAGGGAACGTAAACAAGTTCTGGGTGGACGGCATGGTAGCGGAAGACGTCACGGACGTGGAAATGAGGATATTCAAGGCGGACGGTACAACGCAAGTCCATGCCCACGCATGTTCAGTCTACGGAAGTCATGAGTTCCTCGGGTTCACGACGGTCCCGAACGTACAGAATGAGGCGAGCCTCAAGGTGAAGTTCCGGTACATGAAAAATTCTCAGTGGACCACCGTAGAGGACATGGTGGTTATTGAACCGAACGGGTGGGGTAACACCCCATGGCCGGCTTATGGATGGCAATAATTGTAAACCCGAGGATCGGGGGCACGGAGGCCCCTTGTCTATCGGAACCCCGCGATGATCGGCGACGTCGTCCACGTCCCGAAGTCGGCCCAGCCCCCGGTGATACACATGAGCCGCTCGCCGGCCGGACCCCACGCCAGGCCCCCGAGAAAGAAGTACGGCAGGTCTTCCCATACGGGGTTTTTCTGGTCCACCGAACCGTTCGGCAGGAACGGGAACGTCGCGATCCGCGTGCAATGGTCGAGTCCATAGCTGACCATCATATTTGAACCGGGTGGCCTCTTATCGGACCACTGCCAGTCGTAATTCTGCGGCCCCCTCGCACAATTGATCGCGTATGCCAATCCGACGTTGGGGATCAATAACCCGTCGCCCCATCCTTGATGGGCCGGAAAAACCTGAGTGTGCGTCCCCCACTGCCGGATCAGTCGCGCCCCTTCCGCCCGCCCCGTCGCTTCGACGTGATCGGCGTAGGCTTTCCGGGCCGCCATGTCGGTCGGGTCCGCGAGACAAGCGTTGAGCAGTCCTTGTTCCAAAGCCGACTGCGGAGGACCGGCCGCGAGCCGGGGCCGACGGCAATACGTGTAGACGTCGTCCTCGGGGACTTCCGGTCCCGTCGGCGTCCACCCTTCCGGCCATGTGTCGGGCGGGACGTAGGGCAGCGCATCACGCGGTGAATTCTGGCCGTTCAGCCCCGGCAGCACTGGCGTCCCGTCCAGCTTGTACGCACAGCACCCCGCGACCGCCGCGCTGGAGTCGCCGCCGACGGACCCGACGTGGATGGTCTCCCCGTCCGGATGCTTGACGAACGCGGACCCCCACCCCTGTTCAATGCCTTCCACGCGAGTCAGTTCCCCATCGTCTGCCATGAACTCCGCCGGGTGGCCGCCGTGGTAGGTGTAGTAGGTGCGGACTCCGTACCGCCACTTGCCCCGGCACTTGTGAACGCCGTTCGCGTAGCTCGCCCAAATCCACTGGTCCCGGTTCGGCGTCGGTGTGCTGGTCACGGGCCACGGGAACTTGCGGACCGACGTCGGCCGGATGACCGGCCAGTTGGCAATGTCCGACCCCTCGCCGGGCGGCGGCACGTTCTCGAAGACGACGATGCAGTTGTGGACCGGGGAACTGCTTATCCTGATCTCGCGTTTGTCGGCGTCGTAGTCGAACCCGCCCCGGCTGCTACCCATGTTCACGAAGTCGCCGTCCGGCCCGGTGAAACCGGCGACCTTGCCGGACCCGACCCGCCACCCGAAGTCCGGCTTGGCGAACGACGGGATGCCGGCGGGAATCGGAACGGGGGGCGGGACGGGAGGAACAGGCGGCACCGGAGGGACCGGCGGCACGGGGGGCACCGGCGGAATGATGGCCGCCGGCTCAATCTGCACCGTGTCGATGAACGCGGTGTTATCGCCGCCGAGCGGGTTCAGGCCGCGAAGCGTCAGATCATGCGAGCCGGCCGTGACCGTGAACGGCGGAGAAATCTGAATGTCGTAGACGAAGTTCACGGGCCGTATCGAACCGACTATCGCCTCATCGATCCGTACTTCGATGACCTGGTAATGCTCTTGCTGGCCCCGCTGGGCCGCCCGCATTCGCACCTGGTGCGTGCCAGCCGGCAGTATCACCGTCTGCCGGATTCC